CCCAAAAGTGATTGTAAGGTGTATCGACGAAAATACGTGATCGCGGATCCTAATTGTTGCGGATTGTCGATTTTTGTGAATTGGATCACCGATTCAACAAATTGTCCGGATTCGGTGTCAATGATTTTTGTGATCACTTGATTCAATTCGTTGATTGGTTGCAACAACAACAATCCATGTTTTTCCAAAATTGGTTCAACGTGTTCCAATAAAGAATTGACATCAAAATATTTCGATTTGAAAAATGGATTCGTTGAATCCTTTGAAATTTTTCCGATTTGTTTTTTTGCTGCGAATAATTTCGCGTAAATTTTTGTGTTTTCCATTTTATTCATTTGTTTTTACTGTTAAAATCTTTAATTTCTTTTCCGTCTTGTACGCCGGCGCAATATTGTTTGAATGCCAATCCCAACAAAATATTTTTAACGGCGTTAAACAACGCCGAATCGCTTCGGATAAGTGTTCCAAGTTCGGACACGGCGTTGTCAATTGCTTTGTTTTTCGGTTGTTCCAATTTATTATAGATATACTTCGAATGATTCGTCAACCGCGATCAAATGATCCGCGTCGATAATCATCCGGTTCAAAACGGTAATCATTAATCCGGCGTTGTCAATTGATAAACGCATCGCATTGGATTTGTTTGATGTCCAATATGTCATTTGTTTTGTTTCACGTTCAAAAAATTGGTTTCTGTTTTCGCAAAAAATTAGTGTGTTTTTCATTTTGTCGTTGTTTTAAGGAAAGGATCCTTTCGGATCCCTTCCGGATTAATTTATGTCCAAATTTCGTCTGCGATTGCTAAGATTATTTTTTCTGCAAATTCTTTGATATGTGGATCTGCATTGGTTAAATGTAACCTTCCAATTCGGTTCTCATTTTTCAAGGTGGATAATTGTGCAGATAAGAATTCTGCCATTTTCGATTTTTCCATTGTCGTTGTTTTATGGATTAATAATACGCAAATCTATGATAAAATTTCCGAATAAAAAAATTATTAACAAAAAAAAACACACATCCGGATTGGACATGTGTTCTTTTATCTTATTTTTTATACAAATACGTATTACAAATGCATCGGTTCTAATATCGGTGTTCCATCAAGATCAACGCCGCATCCAATGATCGGTTTCGGATAATTCTTTCCATACGCAAATGCGAATTTTTCATGATCAATTCCGCATCCGACCTGACATCCATATATTTTGAAATTTTGACCAACCATGTAATCGATGTAAAATTGTGTGTGCAAATGACCTTGCCACATTGACATCATTTCTTTTTTGTATCGCGTTCGCGCGGTGCCGCCTTCACCATGATGATACAAAACATCGCCAATGATCGTTTTTTCTTTGAATTTCCATGTTGGTGTTTCCAAAACATCTTCATAATCGCGCAACCAACGTTTTGAAATTCCGGCGGAAAATGCTTTTCGCGCAACGATCCGATCATGATTTCCGATCATGATTTCCGCGTTCGGAAATTCATCATGCCATTTTTTGATCGCTTTGATTGACAACGATAATTCATCACCGGCGGACAAACCATCCGGATCACTTTCATGATATGAACTTGCATGCGAATCAATAATATCGCCAACAAAAACAATTTTATTGCATTGATACCGATCGCGAACACGGCGGATATGATCGAAATATTCCGTCAAACAAAACGGTTCATGAAGATCGCCAATAATCAACACCCGATTTGAATCGGTATCATTCAGATATTTCAAGTATTCGCGGATTTCGTCGTTTTTTACCGACACGCGTTGATCGTTCCATTTTCTTGACATTTCCTTTTGGTTTTTTGTAAAGATAAGTAAATGATATTAACAATCGGGATTGGTTATTTTCCGCGTTTGTTTTTTTCGATCGTCCGTAATACAAAATATCCATTCAAAACAGTCAAAAACGCCGCCGTGAATAAAGTGATATAAACGTCCGGAATTGCAAGAATTACAATTTCATTTCGCAATTCACGGTTAAACAATGCAGCGATCACAATCATATCAAACATCAACAACATATTGTATAATGCGATCGGACGCGCGTTTTTTGACATCCACGAATCCGAATTCATGTCCAATTTCCAACGTTCCGTCCGATCGCGTTCGGCTGCGATGTCACGTTCGATTTCCTTCAAAACAACTTCAACGTCATCACCTTCCATTTCCTTTGAATTTGTCACAACATCAATAACGGATCCCCAATTTCCGGTGAAACCGGATCCGATAATTGTCAACACTTTTGACAGTGTTTCTTTTTTTCCTAATTTCCGTAAAATATCGCCAACAAATGACGTTCCGTTTTTATCTTTATAATCGCCCATTTTTTTTATGTTTTTTATGAAAAATATAAATCACATTCGGATTTTCTTCGTTTGACCAAACCGTCCAAAATGATTCCGTTTGCTCGCACCCAACGTTTGAATTGATAATGAATATCCGGATCGCATGGATCGTTGTTGATTTTCTTCAAAAGTGTTGATTTCTGCAATGCGCCGCATCCAAGATTGTACGCGAATGAAACCAACGCATCGAATTGATTTTGGTTGATTTCGGTTTGAACATATCGATTGACGGCGTTTTCATATCGCGTCAACATGTTTTTCAATAAATCGATTGCGGCGGCTTGTGTGATCGGATCATCCTTCATTGATACTTGCCGTCCGTCGGCGTAATATGTCGCGCCAAAACCGATCGTTGGCACCTTTGCCGGACATAAGTACGGCTTTGATACAAACCCTTCATACTTTTTAATTAAATCGATTCCTTTTTTGCTTGTTTTCATGTTTTTATAATTTATATTGATCTTTTAAATCACGCAACATTTTGATTTTGTCCGGTTGATCAATGAAATCGCGTTCGTATGCATCAAATACGATTGAAAATGCCTTCGCAAATCCGTCCGCGCGTGTTTCCGCCGCCGACAATTTTTCTTTTAATGCGGCGATTTCTTTGATGGATTTTCCGCGTCCGTTAACCAACGCGATCACAATTCCGGAAACGGATCCAATCGCCACACCAATCAACGAATAAATATTTGTCGATGCTTCGACGATTAATTTTATCATTTTTACGTTTTCAAAATATTTTTGATTTCTTTTAAAATTCCGGTGAATGTTTTTCCACGTCGGATGCAACCAATAAACGAAACCATTCCGAATGCTGCTAATCCGGAATACATTCCGGATCCAAACATCAAAAATGAATCCGAAATATAAACTTGTTGGGATCCGTTTAAAAAAAATGAAATTCCGGTGATTCCAAAAACGGTGATCACCAAATATTTTGCCAATACCGGTAATTCTTGCCGGTCATCTTTTACTGAATTCATAATATATCACTAAGTTTGTTTTTATAAATGTATCGGACACCGGATGATCCAAGTTGAACGATCCATTGTTTTTTGATTCCGAAGATTGTCACCGGTTTGGAAATTGAAAATCTGAAATATCTTGATCCTTCAACCGTGAAAAATGCAAATTGCATTCCAAACAACGTGTGATTTCTGAATGTTGTTGGTGCGGCGGATCCTTCGTTGATGATCACTTGCAATTTTTCCATCCAACCGGATTTCGGTTTGACCGTCAATTTCAAATTCCAATGCGGATTGCGTAATGTCATCCAACGGAATGCAATGTATGATCTTTGGAACCAATTGCAATCTTCAATGACAATCCCGTTTGAATTCCGCCATCCAAGATCTCCGTATAAATTTGATATTTTATCACCTTCGTCACGGTTAACAAACCACCATCCAAATGAATGTTTTTTCCAACCATATTTCAACTCGATCGGATATATGATCGGAAAAAAAACGATTCCCAATAAAAATACAATTGCGAATATAATTCCCAATAATAACCATCTAACAATTGACCATGCGTTTTGTAATATCATCCGTTTTTTATTTTGTACACATTAAATTTATTCATTACCTATTCGATTAATTTATTGGATATATTTTTAAGTTGTCGATCGCACCAACAAACGGCGTTGTGCCTTCATTCATAAAGTAAAAATTAGATGCTAAATTCGCGGTGATCAAAAACACTTTCATTCCGGTTTCCGACGTATCAATATTCAACCAATTTGCGCCGGCGTAACACCTTAACAAACCGCCATTCGTTTCTTTTAAATCCAAGACAACCAAATATTCCACGCCAACGGTCAAAAGACCGATTAATGACACCGAATCCCAATCGGACGCACCGTTGCAATACAATAAACCGCCGGAAATAGAAAACGCGCGTCCGGAATAAGTCCAATCTTTATCGGTATCAAATCCGCCATTTATAGCAATATCCGGATTGTTATATTTTACAACTTGACTTCCGGAATATGTTCTAAAATCAACGATGTCCGCATCTTCACCGCCGGCGTTGGACGTTTCATGTACAACCGGAACAACCAATGTTGAACCACCACCCAAATCATCAACGTCGCGGAAATTTCGACCATTGGTTGCGGCGGACGCGCCAATCGGTGTCGTTAATTCCGGCAATGCCAACAATTCCAATTCATCAACCAAATAAAATGCGTTTGTTGCCGTCAAATATTTAATCGACGGCGGGATTGGATTGATCAATGGCGATTGTTGGAACGCCGCCCACATTACGGTTTCCAATTTTGGTGCATAAAAATTTGTTAGTGATGTGAGTAATTTCATAGAATTTGGACGCATCGTCAACAATTCCGGCGCGTCAACCCTTGTGATCACACTCGCGTTTCGCATGAAATTATCCGGCATCGATGTCATTGAATCGATGTTTAAATTTTCCAATGCATAATTGTACGCAATAGTTGACGTATTTCCGCCCGTTATACCATCCCATGACCGCAAATCAACTGTCACATTTTTATGACAACCCGACATCGTTGTGTGTGTTGTTATCGATGTCACCAATGGATAAATTGCTTCAATCATTTCAGCACATTGGTAAAAAGTACGATAATTTAGATTCTGCAATTTAGGCGCACGGCACCAAATCAATGATGCGGCGGCGTTGAATTGTTGTTGTGAATTAAATTCCGTACATTCCGGAAATTCTGCATAAACAATCGATGAACCGGAAAACGCATTTCTATCAACACGCAACACCATTCCTTCAAAGTCATAAAATGCAAGAATGTCCGTTGCATTTTGCCACGCATAACTTTTAATAGTATAAGTTTTGTCTATTCTAGCATAAACATCGGTACCGTCATTTAAGAAATAAGAAATATCACCCGCAACCAATGTTGAATTATTTAATCGCCACGCTAAATCCGTTTCGTTTGAAATAGATGCGCCGACGCCTTCAATCAATGTGTTGTATAATGGTTGACGCGACCACGTGTTGATCGCGCCAATTACGGCGATTGGTATCATGCGGTGTAACCGTTTAAGTTGACAATATTTGTTGCTTCTACTAATGTACATGCGACCGCGTGTAGCTTTGCCGTCTTCGTATGACTATCTGCATTAACCAAAGTCATTGATCCACTTGTAGAAAAAGAAACTTGCACCGATCCTTTTTGAACATGTAAACAAGTAAATCCTTCCGATAATGTATCCGGTATTGTAACCGTACAACCACTTAAACTTGTGTATCGAATTGTTTTGCCCGAATCACTTTCCGATAATGTTCTAGTTGAACCACCTTCGATAATTACATTTGAATATCTTGTATTTTGACCGTTAATTTTTAGATCACCATTTTGTTCCAACGCCATTATTTCATTCCCACTATCATCTTCCCAACTATGATATGCATCCGGGTGCCTTAAATAAAATATTAAATGATCCGACGCACCGCCACCATAAGGTGCAAACTTTTTAGCAAACGCCGTTTGCGTTGCATAATTATACGTTGAATATGACCGATTCACTGTGATGTTATTCGTGAAATCAACGTCCGTTCCATCAAAAGTAAACGCACCAATTAACGCCAATAATTCTGTTACTGTCATAGCTTTGGGCGTTGAACCAAACCCACCCGAATCATTGCCCAAAATCGTCAACGGATTGATTGGTTCAATTCGACCCAATGGTAATGCTCCCGTAGTGGTTGAATCAATGTTTTGTTCGCCCGTATGATTACTCCTAGCTAATAAATACGCTTGCAAAAATGCCAAAGTAAAACCGCCAAACAATTGAGTATCTTCGGACATGTCAACGGTTCCGTTGTTGTTGGTGTCATATACTTTTTTCTGCATATCACCGCGCGGCGACAATCCGGCGGCGATCAATTCTTGTTCATCAACAACCGAAACCGTGATCAATTCTTGTGAATCCGTTACCGTCACATTGATAATTTCCGCCATTTTTTTATATGTTTGATGTGTCTTGTAAAATCATCACATGTCCTTGTACCGGTGTTTTGATTCGTGAATCCGGAAACGTGATTTGAACGTCATAAAAATATTTTCCAACCGCCCAATCGATTGGTTCCCAACGATCAAAAACAATGGTTCCGTTTGTAGGTGTTGCGATCGTTATTCCGGATTGATCCGTCAACGTTTTGACAACTTCGCCGGTTTTTTTCGTCATCCGGAATTGAACCAAAATCGTTGCGCCGGTCAAATCGGTTGGATTAACACCATCGTCAAACACAAACGTCACCGCCGGAAATGAATCCCCCTTCAAACGATCTTGTAAATTTTCGGTTTTTATAATTTCTGCCATGTGTGTATTTTTTACAATGTTGTATCGATGTAATTCGCATAAATTGTGATAGGTGAATCACCGGTCAACGCGGAATCCGTTCCGTCAATTACTATTTTTGACGTAACAATTATGTCGTTGTCCGATGGTGATTGCAGCGCAAAACGTTTTGTGTTGTTGATCACACTATCGATGAACGATGACAACACAAAAATTGGTGTTGCGGATCCATCAACCAATAAATTGATATTGTTCGCCGTGTACGGCGCGGATCCGTATGTCATCACCGCAAATGGTTGACCAATAAGTGTTCGCATGATTCCGGCGGCGGGTGCCGCGATGAAATCGATGTTTGTCGTTCCGATTGCCTTGATTTCCGCCGGTGTCAACGTCAATTTAACTTGCGTTATCAATCCCGCCGTTTGTGTCGATGAATAAACCGGACGCAATGGATCTGTTTTGTCGATCGAAATTCCGGTTCCGGCTTGCGGTTGTACAACTTCGGTGACTGTTTTTCCTTCGGCGACATCGATTCCGGCTTGCGTGTTGATCCAATCAAATTCCAATGCCGGTGTGTTGATAAAAGTAAACCGGCAAATGTCATATTGATCAAAATCAACCGAAGATTTTGCGAAATTATTGAATGGAATCCGTAACAATTGCCATCCGGAATCCGTTGGATCAACGCCGTATTTTCCAAGATTGTTCTTGTTCAATGTACATGTCATGTATAAATTCGTATCGGTTGAATCTTCGAAACGAATTTCAACCAATGCATTCGCCCAATCAACGGACGGGATTTTGATGTATTGAAAATAAACATCCGTTGCAACGTATGGAAACAACGCGTCTTTTGTGAATTCCAAAATGTCGGATGTGTATGCCGGCAACGTGATGTAATATGTTCCGACCGCCGGCAATGTTGTTGCGCCGAGATTCGCCGCCAACGGTGTGTCCGTCACATCCCACTCGGCGGTTTCGCCGGTATTTTCATCATATATGGATTCCGAAACAATTGACGGATCCGCCGTCAATGTCGCCGCAACCGATCGCGATGTGATCACGCATTGCGTCAATAAATCCGGAACCGGAATGAATTCCGATCCATCTTCGACACCTTTTAAAACTACAATTGACGGTGTCGGCGGATCTGCGGACACATCGTCGATTTCAACTACAATAGTATCAAAACGATCAAATGTTGCGTGTCCGTCGTCCAATGTCACTTGTGCGGACACCGGCGCGTCATCGTATATTCGTCCGTTGATCACATATTCCAATGCCGTGAATACGTATGTCCAATTGGCACCCGCTAATTTTACAAATCCGCCGCGAATCAATCCGTTCGCGCCGACGTTATCCGTATATGACGGCAAATGTTGAAACTTTAATTTCTTGACACCGGCGGTTTCGGACACGTATGGAATTTTTCCCAAATTACCATCCAATGTATTCGGTTCGACATCCGTCAACGACACAAATGTTGTTGATCCGGCACCCGCCGTCGGAACGTTTCCGGCTTGTGTTTTCTTTGTCACGCCGGCGGCGTCAACATACACCATCATGTCATTTGATGCCGGTGTTCCTTCGGTCAATTGTGATATCTGTTTTTTGCTCATTTTATACTAATATTTCAAAATTATTTTCTTGTAATAATAAACATCCATTTTCTTGTGCTAAAAATTCCGAATCAATGATTGTGAATCCTAATGTTGTTAAATCGTCAATAAAATACGCTTGATTTGTTTCGACCGCATTCATTGTGACCGAATATCCGTTCAAATCTGAAATACTTGATCCGGATTCATTTTTATATGAAACCTTCGCGCCGTTGTATAATCCAACAATTCGCGTGTTGCCTAAATTGTCAACGTAAATTGCGGAATAATTTTGTTTTAACAACTTCCAAATTTCCGAATCCGATTCCGTATGCGGAACCGTGAATTGTAATGATTGCGAAAACTTGATGGATCCATTTTCTTCGGACGGTTGTTCATTATATGATAACGAAACGCATTCAACCAAAAATATATCCGTTGCCGGAAATGCCGTCAAAAATTGATTTGATACGGTGATCAACGATTTTGAATGTCTTGTGTACGGAAACAAATACAACGCCTTCAAACCGCCTAATTGATCAAATTTGTTTCTTCGTATGCTATCTGTTAAGAAATCCATTTAATATTCATTTGTTTGGTTGTTATCTTCACCAAAAAACCATCCGCCAAATACATCAATGTTTTGTTCCGCGTTGATGTATGTTTGTGATGACTTATATTCCGGAATCGAATTGTTCGACATGAATTTCACAAAATTGTCAATGTGAAATTGTGCAACCGACAAATATTTTTGCGCGAAAAAATCAATTTCATCCTTTTCGACGATTTCGGATCCTTCGGGCGATCTTTTAAAAATCCCGCCGTTCGCCATTCGCATATTTGATATCGAAACATATTCCGCCAACGCTAAATTTTTGATGATCGGTTTCACGTAATCGTTGTAAATTGTCAAATAATCACCGGTTAACGTATTCGCTTCGGCACCCGCATAAATAAGATCATACAATTCAGATCCCAACAATGGCTGAACCGAAACCAATTGAACTTTTTCAATGGAAAAAATGTATCTATTCGGATCAACATTGGCACCTAATATTGTTTGCGATGTTAATTCCGATTGTGATGTGAATAAAAAAATTGCCATGTCTTTATTTTTTCTTTTTTAATCGCCAAAAATTATTCTTTTTTTCCGCCGCTTGTGCAACTTCTTTGGGATTCTTCTCCCACATCACCGATCGACGTTCCGACGGATCCAAATCGTTGATCATTTTGATCGCTTTGTTGACTGAAATTCGATCGTTGTTGGCTTGCAAATATACCACACGTTCGAAAAAATGTTGACAATTCACGCCGCCTTTATATTTGAACACATTGTAAAAATCGGAACCATTTGCGCCCATTCCTTTTTGTGTCATTATGTTTTTATCCAAATCGTCCGCCTTCCAAACTTTTCCGGATTGCGTCGCCTTGATCATTTTTTGACAAAATTCGCGTTCACCTTCTTTTGCGCCGGCGTATTTGTACCGGATTTTGAACAATGGTGTGTCTTGACTTGATTCGGATGTTGCGGTTGCCGGTTTTGGGATCGCAAATTCAATGAATCCGTTCAACATTTGTTCGGTCAAATTCAAATGATCCGATGGTTCCGACATGATGCATGTATAATTGTCGTCAATAACTTCACCTAATGCCACTAAGGCATCCGTATCTACATGATCATGATTTTCCGGTGTACTTTTATCACTTGACATTTTGACGGCGTCTTTGACGCTTATTTCCGTTTTTGGTTCATCTTCTTTTTGTTCGGTCAATGGAACAAATTCCAATTCCAACATGATTTCAAATTGGTTTAAAACTTCTTCAAACGCGTCGGTCAACACTTTTTGTTTTGGCGCGATCACGCGTTTTGATAATTGAAACTCTGCGATGTCCATTTCGTCGGCGGTGTTTGAAAATCCGGATGACGAAATGATTCCGGCGATTGCCGGTGATGGACAACGGAATCCGGTCAAAATCTTTTGCGCACACGTCGAATTCAACGATTCCCACTGTTTATGAATATTTTCGTTGATTGGAAATTCCGTGACGGTGATTTGAACTTCCACACCGTTATAACTAATGATAAAATTTGACGCGTTTTCGGATCGCGTTAAACGTTCTTCGATCTTCTTTTTAAATGCCGCTTTTTTCGTAACCGACCAATTAATTCCATTAGGAACATTGATAATATATCCGGCGGATAAGCCATTTTTGATCGATGACAAATTCATGTTAGAAATTTCTTCTTCTGCTTCCATGTATTGCATCGCTGCAATGTAATCCGGCGATCCAAAAAACGTTTGTTCCGGTGAATATATTTTTCCGCGATATATTTCAATTGCGGATTTGGATGTTCCAAATGTAGGATAGTAAACCGGCGTATTTGTGCGTGTATTTGTCCAATCCTTGCAATACCAATAACCTTCGATCACACCTTTGTCGTTTTCCTTGTTCGGAACAACCAAATGATTTTGAACATGTGTGATTGAATGCAAACCGCCTTTTTTATTTTTTGTCACAAAAAATGTGAATTCACCGAAGATTTGAAAATCGTATGCGATCATCTCAACATCTTTTGCCTTCAAAACACGTTTAACAACCGCCCAATCCAACACGTTTTTGTATGCGCGTTTTGCGACCAACCCTTTTCCGATGATCAAATCTTTATATGTCCGGTTCAATGAACCGCCGGTTGCGGATCCGACGTTCCGATCCATGATATACTTATAAAATCCGTTGTTTTTTCCATTCAAAACCCAATCTTTTGAGCGTGATTCGACCAATTCCGGACGAATATAATTCGACAAATTGACTGTAACCAATGAAAATGTTTCCTTTTCTGCCATTTTTATGATGAATAAACGTTGTTTGTTGGATTAAATGTTTGCGACGGTTGCGATGTACATTGTATTTTTCCGCGATATATGATCAAACCGTCTTGATCTTGTATTTTTATGCTATATTTAGCCAATTCGGACACGGTTAAATCGAATGTCATGTACAAATATCCATTTTCCATGTAAAATGTATTTGCAATCGTTTCGGATGTCCTTAAAAACTCGTTAAAAAATACCAAATCCAACGATGAACATGGTGTTGATCGCGGGATCATTCGAATTGTGTGTGTTGTGTCGTCCGGTGAAATGATTTTCATATCTTATTAATGCAATAAGCGCGATATTGTTTCATAAAAAAAAATCCTACATTCGAAAACGTAGGATTTTTATAAATTATTCGTGAAATTTATTCTTTATACGACCGCAACTTCAACCGCTTCAAATGCCGTTATCGTCGTTGCATCCAAAACCAATCCCAATCGATTGGTTCGCGCAACACCAACAACAGTGTATCCGGTGAAATCACTATGTGCGCCGCCCGTCGCCGCCGTTACCGTCCAACGCATTCCGTCGAATTCACCAAGTGAAATATATTCACCGTTTCGTGTTTTGATGACGGCTTGTGCCATTGACGCGCACAACAAATTGAATTCGGCGTTGTCCGCCGGTGCCATTCCTTTTAATGAAACGGTCAATGTTTGAGTGCAAACACGTGTTCCGGTGTTTTCGTCGCCGACAACCACTTGTTCCAACGTGTTGTTGTCACCTTCTAATTCATATGAATATGCCGCCGTCAACGCAACATTCATCGCGGTTGCTTCGCCGCCCGTCGCCGTGAATGGATCTTCTAAACGGTTATTCAAATACAATTTTGAATTTCCGCCCATCCGTTCGAAACACGTCGCCGCTCTACTTTTCGTTAAATCACATGCCATTGTTTTTATATATTTTTTAGTCAAATACCGGATCCGATGTGAATCCGGTTTTGAACATTATTTTGAAATCTTATCCGCCGTACAAAGTGATGTATTTTTGACCAACACACCATGTTGTCATCGTTTGGATGTTTTTGATGTAACGTTGCAACGCACCGTTCGCCATTTGTCCAACTTGCAAATTCTGTTCATCCGATGCAAGATCCATCAACACTTTGAGATATGAAGGAATTGCAAAAATCATGAATCCAACCAACGGAACGAAATTGATTTTGTGTCCGTTGTATGAAATTGTTTCATTTTCGCCGGATCCTTCAACAACAAAATTCAATTGTTGTGCCGCACCAACCGCGTTGTTTGCGATTTTGATCAATTGACGGTGTGCCAATGGTGCAAAAATTTCCGCCGGTTCCGCGCGATGGTTAACCGCCTTTGACGGTGCCGTTCCATACATCAACGCATATTGCGCGGCGATGTTTGACGACGTGATCGATGAGATCGACAAAACCTTTTTATAATCACCTAATCCGGCACCCGCAACAACCTTCGCGTTTGAATCATTGTGCAATATAATTGCCGGTAATGAATTCACCAAATTTGTTGGCATTGCTGCAACCAATGTTTGTGCGCCGGCTGAGATTGAACCTTGTGCCGCACCCGGTGTTAATCCCGCGATCAATGCTTTTTGTGCGGTTGTCGCACCATCCCAAATAAGATTTTCAACAACTTCACCGATTGCCGGTGCAACTTGTATCAAAACCTTTTGATCAAATTCATCCGAAATGTGTTCGAATGCGCCCGCCTTCATTGAACGTTCAAATCGCGTTCCTTTTAACGATGCATCGTCGATCACATCTTCGAATTGAAATGATGTCAATGCAACACCGGTTTTGTTTGCGTTCAAATCAATGTCGCCCGTTGCCGTCACGCCGGCGGTTGTTGCTGCGGATGCCGTTACGTCAACACTTGATTCGTAAACGTCCGCGCCGCTTTTGTGTCCTTCCGCGATATCCACAAGACCTTCACGAATCGTAAACGATTCCGCATATAATTCTTGTAAAATATCGGTTAATTCTGTTTGATTGGACGTTCCGCCCGAATAATTGATAGCCATTGTTTTATTTGTTTTTATAGTTTGTTAATTCTGTTTTGATCCATTCGATTTGATCGTTGTCGCAAACACCATTCAAATATTTTTCAATTGGTGTGTTGCCTAATGCTTTTAAAAAACAATCATACGAAACACCCGCATCAAACGGATTGATTTTTTTTACTGTTTTTTTGACTGTTTTTTTTGCCATTATTTTGAACGATTGAATTCAAGTTTTTCCTTGTTTGTCATGTCCGCATATTTTTTCACTTTTGCGGGCGTTGCCGGTATCGTTGCGGCGGATTCTTCGCCTAATTTGATAATTTCGTTTTCCAATTCCTTAACCTTGTTTGCTAATTCAAGATTTTCCGATTCGACCTTTGTTTGGTTTTCCTTCACAAATTTTTCAACACTTTCGTTGTATTTGATCATGATGGATTTGATTGCATCGATCACACCTTTGGCGGATTCGTTTGACATCGCCGCATCGTCATTTGGTTTTGCGGGTTCCGCCGGTGATGTTTCATCTTCGATCAACGATCCGATGAATCCATCTTCGGCAACGACCAATTTTCGATCACCTTCAATTGGATATTCACCAACGGGTAAAGGAATTTTTTCGCCGTCAACTTCTGTCCAAATTGGTTCACCAACGACCATCGCTTCACCGTCAAATTTCAATGTCAATTCGCCGGATTTCACTTCGCCCAATTTAACATTGACATCAACATCGTCGGTTTTGACTGTTTTCATAAATGACAATGTAAAATCGGCAAAACCGGTTTTGATTGCTTCTAAAACTTCATTCATTTTTATTTCATTTTTATTTGTTACGGGTTTGAGATTCACAAACGCATCGATCGAAAATCCAAGT